TACCTTCAGGGCGCAGACCTTCAGGGCGCATACCTTCAGGGCGCATACCTTCAGGGCGCATACCTTCAGCGCGCATACCTTCAGGGCGCAGACCTTCGGGGCGCATACCTTCGGTGCGCATACCTTCGGGGCGCAGACCTTCGGGGCGCAGACCTTCGGGGCGCAGACCTTCAGGGCGCAAAATACGCTGACGAAGAAATGTTGGTGAAATACTTTTGCATTGGTCCCATGGGAAGTCGTTCCGATTACCTGCAAGTGTTCATTACCGACAAGCGCGTTGAACTGAAAACCGGTTGTTTCTGTGGTAGTTTGGAACAGTTCACCGAACAGGCGAGTGAACACATCATTGCAGAGCACCGCCAGAGCTATCTTGCGGCTGTGGAGTTCATCAAGACCATGGTGGCACCCAAGGCGGCATAATTCAATGACTTGGAGGGCAACATGAGCAACAAAATGCGCAAGTACCGCAGCACCGGGTTCATGGCATGGGCGACCATTCTTTTCATCATGGCGATTGCTGTCGCATACGGGGGGCTGAAATGACCATCCGCGCCACGCTAGACGCCATAGTTGAGGAAAACTACCGCCGCATCACCGCCGAGAACGAGCGCCTACGCGCCGAGATTGCCAATTTGCACAACATCACACTTTCACAGGCGCAGGTTGACGCCGCGCTATCACAGATGGGACAAGGGGGGAGGGTATGACGGAGTTGGAGAGGACAAAGAAGGCACTGGATGTAGCGGTAGATTCGCTAACGGTTTGCACACGGCATATGCCGGAAAACTACAGCAAAGCCGCGCAACGCGATCTTGACCGCATCAACGCCATCCTGCACCCCGAACCGCAGTACGAGGAGGTGAAGGAAAAACGCTACATCGTCATTGACGCCCAAGGGACGGAGCGTTGGTACGGTGCAGGGTCTTCCCCCGGCATTGCCGAAGGTGAGCACATCGTTTGTCTTGTAGGCACCTACCGCCGCGCCATTCCGCAGCCGGTGGATAAGAGCGTGACGGTGGAGTGCGGCTGGCATGAGACGAAAGGCCCCGGCAGTTGCAGCATTATCTACCCGTATGACCCGACAGCGGCTTTAAATTTGAAACAGTTTCTGGACAAGCGCGGCACTCTCACCTTCACATGGACCGACCCGCAATGAGCGCCCACATATCCCGCGCAATGCTAGTGATCCGCCATGCTTGGCAGATGTACCGCAACCTCACCCTCCCGCGCAATGTTGCCAAAGGTGACTGGGGGGACCAAACTCCGCATGAACTATTGCGGTTGCTCATGATCGAGTACGAAGAACTCTTTGTGGCGCTGTGGGAGCTAAAAAGCGGCAAAGGAACAGCCCAAAGAGTGGCAGAAGAGGCCGCAGACCTCAGTGCATTTGCCGCCATGCTAGCCGACAACGCAAGGAGGGCCGATAATGCCTGAGAAAATGACCGTCACCGTGCGCGGCGTCCCGCTGGAGGTGGAGTTCGAAGGGACACGCGCAGAGAAGGGACACAGAAACAGCTTTGGAGCGCCCGAAGAGCCAGATTACCCCGAAGAGGTGGACATTGTGGAGGTTTACTGCGAAGGGTGGGAAATCCTGTGCTTCATGGACGATAGCACCATATCCGAGATACGCCGGTTGATACTGGCACAAAAGGGGGAGTAAATGAGCAAGGGACTGACGCTGTATGCAATGAGCAAAGAAATGATGGAGCTGATCGAAACCGACGAGGTAAGCGATGAGCTGCTGTCTGCGGCAATCGGCGACATCGAAAAGAAGGGCGAGAACGTCTGCCACTTCATCAAAAATATGGAGAGCACGGTTGACGTGTTCAAGGCCGAAGAGAAGCGCATCGCAGCGCGGCGGAAAGCCTTTGAGAACACCATCACCCGCGTCAAGCAGTACGCCAAGGAATGCATGGATCTGATGGGCGCGGAGAAGATTACCGCCGGCACGTTCACGCTCGGCATCCAGAACAACCCGCCGTCTCTTGAAATCACCGACGAAGCGGCAATCCCGAACGCTTACAAGATCGTCATTCCGGCTACCACCACGCCCGACAAAGACCGCATCAAGGCTGACCTCAAGGCCGGGATTGAAATCCCCGGCGCGGTGCTCACTGTTGGCCGCTCACTGAGGATACGTTGATGGATGAAATCTACAGCGGCATCATCACCGGCCACGAGCCTTACCTTCGCCATTGGGCGCGGATGAGGGCTATCGGGCCAGCAAGGGCGAGGGGGTTTAAGGCTATGTCGCTCGCGGGGTGGAGGAACCTATGAGCGATTACAAAAAAGTTGAAACAACTGGCGCGGTGTGGGATGCGATCATGGCGGCGCACCGCAGCCAGCTTACCGTGTTTAGCAGCTTCAGCGATCCGAGCGGGACCATGTTCGGCGGTGGGGGGCAGCGTGGCCGCATGGAAACCGCCTACGGATTCAACGATGCAGATTACCCGCTGATTGAGGCCAAAACCACATGGGATATTGACCGTATGAAGCCCTACGAGCGGGTGGACGAGCAGCACCAATACTGGCTGTGTCTGCCTCAGAAGGATGAGGACTAACCCGCCCTTGAGGGCGGCATAAGGGGGAAGGGGATGGAAATCGGTACAGGTATTTTCGCAGCAGCGGTTATTTGGGCTACCCTGCGCGTGGTTGATATAGTGCTAGGTGCAAAGGCTGTGCGCCGAGTCATTGACATGGAAGACAGGGTGCAGGAGATAGAGCGGAAGTTAGAGAAAGGGGGGATTTACTAGCACTTCCAGGCCGCTTTGACTGCCGGTGGATGAACGGCCAGGCATAGGCATAGGATAAAAAGAGAGGTGCCAGTATCGGGCCTCTTTTTTTGTGGCATAAAATAATTTCCACTTTCCTGTTGACTATGACTATGACTATGATATAAATACACCATCACTTATAGAGGGAGTCATTATGTGCCACGCCGAGCCGTACCACCTGTACAAAGACAGCATCATGACTTTGGTTAAAAAGTCTGTCCCGCAGGTTGACATGGCATGGCTTGGCAAACATGATAGCCGTATTTCCCTTTACTGGAACTGTGGCGAACCTTCCGAAACGGCAGCGGCCACTATTTCCGCTTTTGCTAAGGCTGATTTCAATCAGACTTATGTTGGCAAGGAGAAAAGCCCTTTGCAGCTTGCTACAAGGGTAGTCAAATTCTAGGGGGATTACATGAAACCACCATGCCACAACTGCAAACGATGGGAAGGCAAGTGCTGCGCTTCACAGAAAGTGTGGAACAAATGTGACAGAAGCGGGACGTACTCCCAGTTCCAACCCAAAGAGTTGTTTACCCGTGGCGAAATGGACACATGGGACGGCATCTTAGAAGGTTGGGGTAAGTGCAATTTTTCTGTTATCGGTACGTATGGCGACAACCGCGACCCCCGTATAGTAATCAACCGCGCCGAGAACTCTATCAACTGCGAGTATGCCGCTATTGACTGGCACACTGGCAAAGTAATAAAGTTTTTTGGCAACCCAAACATGGCAGTAGAATACATCGAATAGGAGGTGTAATTTGTATCTTATCAACGGGGAACATCACTCTAACCATCTGCCTGATCTTGGACCTAAAGACACATGGGAGTATTTGTGTCAAAGGCCCACATGCGGGTATCACTGGACTCCTAAAAACAGTGGAAAAACTCCTGTTGAATGCCCTGAGTGCAAGAGCCGCAAGTGGAAGGAGGGGAAGAAATGAGCATAGTGATACCAACGTGGGTACTGTGGGCAGTGGGCGGTACCATTGCAGGGGTGCTGATGCTGCTAGGGGTGGCATTCTTAGCGATATGCTGGGCAGGACGCAATATTGATTTTAGGATCAACTGGTAGGGAGGGATAATGAACGTTTACCAGAAGCTGCAAAAGTGCCGCGTGGAACTTAAAACGCTGGAGATTAAGGAGAGCGGCAATAACAAGTTTGCAGGTTACCAGTACATGGAGCTTGGCGACTTCTTGCCGCACATCGTGGACCTTTGCGACAAGCACAATCTCTGCACTATGATTTCTTTCACCAAAGACGAGGCGACGTTGACCATCGTCAATGCGGAAAAGCAGGAAGAAGTCCTTGTTTTTGCCTCTCCGATGTCAACCGCAGATTTGAAAGGTTGCCATCCTGTTCAGAACTTGGGCGCAATTCAGACCTATTTGAGAAGATACCTCTACGTTGCCGCTTTTGACATAGTGGAGCATGACGCGCTGGACAGCACACAGGGCAAAGAAGAGAAGCCGAAGCAGCAAAGGCAGCAAGAATCCGCCAAATCTGCCGCACAGGGGCAAACAAGCACCACCGGCACACAGCCGCAAGGGGGAGAGAAGAAAGCCACGGAAGGGCAGGTTAAGCTACTTAATGGCAAGATCACCAAGTCCGGCATCCCCCGCGATGATTTCAAGGCGAAGTACGCCCTTGCCCATGTGGAGGATCTGCCCATGTCGAAGGTCAACGATGCTATCAAGTGGCTTGACGAGGCGATAACGGCGGCGGCATCATGAGAGCGCCCACAAAAGCCAAGCTCCCCCGCTTCATAGCCGGCAACTGCGCCTCCTGCGCCCTCTTCCGCACGCTGCGTCACCCCGACTGCAAGGAGTGCCTGCGGCTCGGATGCTCTGCTAACCCAAAACCGATGTGGCGCGAGGCTGCAGAAGGAGAGTAGATATGCAAAAGTTTGAGGATTTGAAAGGCAAGACGCTCGTTGAGATAGTTGGCGGGGTGGGCGACGGAACTATGGTTTTCGTCACTACTGATGGGCAAAAGGCGACGCTGTATTACGAACAGGATTGATGCGCCTCATGCGATGTCGTGGACATCGTGGGCGATCTGAACGATCTGATAGGCACCCCGCTTTTGATGGCTGAGGAAGTGACTAGCGACCACGACGTAACCCCCGAAGGCGTGACCGTGCCGGAATATCAAGACAGCTTTACATGGACCTTTTACAAACTGGCAACCGTCAAGGGCTACGTCACCATTAGCTGGTACGGGGAGAGCAACGGATATTATAACGAGTCTGTGAGCTTCCGATGCGAATGACCGAGGAAGAACTAGCCGACTACCAGGCCAAGCGCGGGAAGGACACCTTCCAGCAGCTCATAGAGAGCAAGGGCTTCAATCCGACTGAGGACGTGGAGCATCTGGCGGTGGCGCGATACCTCAACCTTCTAGGCGTCCTTTGGGTCCATTGCCCGAACGAAGGAAAGCGCAGTAAGGCGGCAGGGGGGCGGCTCAAGGCAATGGGGATGAAAGCGGGTTTTCCCGACTTCCTCATACTGGACGCGCCGCCTTACAACCACACTTGCAAAGGCGTGGCAATCGAGCTAAAGCGGCAGAAGGGCGGAAAGGTTTCAGACGAGCAGCGCCAATGGCTTGACGATCTGCGGCATCGCGGTTGGATGGCTGAGGTGATGGAGGGGGCCAACGATGCTATCACGTGGCTCCGGTCACTAGGGTGGAGGATAGGGGGGCCGCTTCCCTGCGTTGCCAAGGATGATTGCCCCCGCGATGATTGTGCGGCAGGCCCGAATGTGGCTTGCCCTTACTATGAGCCAAACCAGGAGGGAGTATGACCGAGAAAGAACGCGCAGAGCAGTTAGCCGCCGCCCATTGGGGCTACGTCAAGGGGTTGTTGGCGGTCCACTGCATAGAAGGTGATTTTGCCGATATTGTCGGATTTCACTACAGAACCGCCATGGCTCACGGTTACGGCCACGGAGTTGAGGACGAGCGCAACCGCATGTTTGCTGAGATCCCCCTCCCCGGCAGCGCACGTTACGAAGAGATCCACGCGGAGCTCACGGAGGGGGAGGTGGCAAAGTTTGCAAGCTACCCCGAAGTTTGCCGGACTTGCAACCGCACCTTTTGCGGACTGTCCTATAAGCCGGACGCGGTTGATAAGTGCTCATACAGGGAGGCCTGCCCATGACCTGCCTAGACTGCGGCAAGCCCGCCCCCGCCAAGCGCAAACGTTGCGAACCCTGCCGCATTGCCGCCGAGAAAGCGTGCACCGACCGCGCAAATGCCCGACAGAGGGCCGTGAGGGAAGCGTACCGGGCAAAGAACCCCTTTCGCTGTCGCTCCGGCTGCGGTGCCATTGTCGAGGCGAAGAACATGATCTGCGCCGGCTGCAAAGGCAGCGTGAAGGCGCGGAAGAAGTACGACAAGACCAAAAAGCGGGAGTCAGAGAAAAAAAGCAAAGAGGCTTTGAGGTCGCTGCTTGAGTCTAACGAGTGCAGCATCGTACCAGAGAAGCCTAAGCCGTACAAGTACGCGAAGATCACAAAGACCGCCGAGCAGGTTGAGAAGGAGTGCAAGAAGGAAGAGCGGCGGTTGGAGAAGGTGCGGGAGAGTTTACCACCACTGCTATTGGCGGCAAGGTATGCGCCTAGCTGGATGGTGCAGCAGATGGGGGGTGCATGAGTGAGTTGGCATATCAGCAACGCAATGATGAAGGCTTACGAGAGCTCGCACTCTTTGCAGGAGCAGGTGGGTTGACAATGTGCTAGCAAATGTGGTATAAACCCTTTAAATTTAAAACAAGGGGGTTTTATGCCAGAATTTGAGTCTCGCCAAAAAATGTCAGTATCTGCAAAAAAACGTTGTACTCCCGAATGGAGAAAAGCTACGTCAGAAAAGTTCAGGACAAAGATTGATGACATGAAACTGGCAGAGTTGTACTCCAGCGGCATGACGCAAGATGAATGTGCCGCTACATTGGGTGTGTCTAGGAAAGTGGTTGCTAACGCTATGAAGAGGTTAGGAATTAAACCCAGGGTGGCGGCAAAGCGCAACCAAACTGGGCCAGATAACCACATGTGGAAAGGGTCGGCAGCTAATTTGGTTTGCAAGCACAAGCGTTTGTATAGAGCGTTTGGCCAGCCAGAAAGATGTGATGTTTGCGGCACCACAGATAGTTCCAAAACGTATGATTGGGCAAACTTGACAGGGGATTATGATAACCCCGCTGATTACAGGAGGATGTGCAGATCATGCCACGCTCAGTACGACAACAAAATAGTGAATTTGCTAGGAAGGAAGGAGGTTTAAATGAGTTGGCACTTTTCGCGGGCGCTGGTGGAGGCGTATTGGGCGGAAAACTCCTCGGATGGCGCACAGTCTGTGCCGTCGAGCAAGAGCCCTATGCCGCTAGCATACTTATGCAGCGACAGAATGACGGCATTCTCGACCCGTTCCCTGTCTGGGATGACGTTTGCACCTTTGACGGAAAGCCTTGGCGCGGATGTGTTGACGTGGTTTCTGGCGGGTTTCCCTGCCAGGATATCAGCGCCATGGGTAAAGGTGCAGGACTCGACGGAGAGCGTTCAGGGCTTTGGGGCGAAATGCAGCGGATCATTAGCGAAGTTCGACCCGCATACGTCTTCGTGGAAAATTCACCAGCGCTCACTATTCGGGGGGGAGTACGAGTCATTGCAGACCTTGCCTACCTGGGGTATGTGGGAAAATGGGGAGTTATTGGGGCCGGTGACATTGGAGCTTCGCACCAAAGGGACAGAATGTGGATTGTGGCATCCGACACCAGTAAGAATGGATTACAAGGGGGCGAACTTCAGAGGCGAAAAACAAAGGGAAAGCCAACTAAAAGAATGGCTCCATGTCCGATTTTCCCAAGGCATGAAGACGACTTATCCCCACCCTTTGTTCTTGGAGCAGGTAATGGGATGGCCGATAGGGTGGACCGAACTAAAGCCATTGGCAATGGGCAGGTTCCAGCAGTGGCTGCGCTCGCATGGAGGACGCTAACATGCAACTAACCATCCCCGCCCCCCACCACTTCGACAAGGGCCGCGTGCTCACCCCCGAGGAAAGGGAGAGCGTGAAGGTGACACCGATATTGGAGATACAGCGGCGGTGCTGCCAACGGCTCGGTGATAACAGCCGTTACCGTCCCGGCAAGAGTAGGAGATAATAAGATAGCCCTTTTGTTTTGCCACAAAGGGGCTATTTTTTTTGTTGACTTGCGCTAAAGGTGTAATGTATTCTGGAAACACTAAACAAGCAAGGAGGCCACTATTGAACGAATGTCCAAGGTGTAGAGGCGCTGGCAAAGTAAACACTGAGGCCGAAAACGGAGAACTGGGGGAGAGTTTGAAGCGACAGCGTGAAAAGCTCGGCATCTCACTAAGAGCCGTCGCCCGTCACATGTGCAAATCACCGACATACCTTTCTAGGCTAGAACATGGGCGCGAAAGGTGGAACCCAGAACTGGAAAGAGCGTACCGCGATGCAATCAGCCAGTAAAAAAGACCAGCTCTCTTTTTTTGAAGATTGCCCCGGAGCAAAAAGGTATCGGCCACTTCTTACCGTTGCCGAAAACTTTAAAGGAGTTTTAGACGTTGACACGGTAAAGGGCTGTAGCCTTGGAATGGCAGCGTATCCAGATGGGGGGTGTTACGGTGAATGTTACGCCAACAAAATTGCGTCAAGGTATGGAATTGATTTTACCACAAGCGTGTCAAGGAAACCAAGCCGCCGACATTTTGCCGACAGTTTCCAAGCTGTAAAAAGACACCCCGCCGCATGGTACAGGATCGGGACGGCTGGCGATCCCTGCCACGATTGGGACAACACTCTTTCGGTGTGTGAGGCGTTGCAAGGTACAGGCAAAACACCGGTCATTATCACTAAGCACTGGTTGCCACTTTTGGACAGCCACATAGTGCGGTTGCAAAAGCTTTCAGCGGTTGTAAATACCTCCACAAGCGGAATGGACAGCGATAGCGAAATAGCTCACCGTGTGGGGCAAATGACGCGGCTGGAATCGGCGGGGGTGCAAAGCGTGAACAGGGTTGTTACTTGTGAGTACGGGGTGTCTGATTGGGCTAGAAGCTGCCATGACAAGCAACGATATTTGCTATCGCTTGGGAAGGTAATTGACAACCCTCTAAGAGCAAGCAGCGCCAACAAGAGAGTAATAAACGGGGATATAGTCGTAACAAGAAAAGATGAATCAATAGGTGGGGGGAAGTTTGTTTCGTTACACCGGCCAAATGTTTACCTGGGCTGTTGCAAAAGCTGTCCAGACCAATGTGGCGTTAACCGATCGGCATTAAAATTACATAGCGAAAAAAGGAGAGGGGAACAAATGAGCGAAATACAGGGGATTCTATTTGGCCACGAACCGAAACACAAAGTCACCGTTCCAAGGGCCAACAAGGTAATAGCACCGCCGCATCAAAACGTAGAATACCTGTACGTCAAAAGCGTTATAGGGTCCGGTTACGAGGCAGATGTGGCGCAATTAGCTATAGAGGATAAGATAGCTTATCGTGCGGCCCGCAAAAACATGCAGATTCATTCTGCAATCATCCTCAAAATAGACGGCGAGTTTTGCGGGTTTTTCACGTTCCAAAACAACGAGGAAGTCGGGGAGTTTTGCCTGTTGCAATCGACCATAAGGCCGGACCGGTTCAACTTTGACATTTACGACAACATGGTCAAAGCGATCATAGCCCAGAATACCAAGGGCTACCCGATGATAATTACCACTGATCCGAAGAGCAAGTTTGAAACTCCCAAGCGGTTTAAAAGCCTTGGGTTCAAGACTTACCTCACCATGTCTGGGTACGAGTACATGGTGTACGGCGACGAAAAGGATGTGAGAATGAAACTTCTTGCTCACATCACCATGACAAACGTGTGGAACTCGCTTAAAGGTGATTGGTTGCGTCTCAAAAAGGAATGGAACGCACAGATTGAAGCGGCTGGGGAAAAGTACAATATTCCCAACCCTAAATTTGCTTCCCGTGAAGGGTGCTGGCAGGGGGAAAGCGGTTTTTCTAACGTGGTCCTTTCGACCCATACCGTGGAAGACGGAGAGATCAAGACCGACAAAGTGAAGTCTCACAACGGCAACGCTTCTGTGTTGGACCCCGTAGCCTGTGAGGTGATCCTCCGGTTCTTCATGCCTAAAAATGGCCGGTACGTGTACAACCCTTTTGGCGGCGGGGTACAGATGGGTTTTGTTGCCGGTGCGTATGGGTATGACTACGTTTCCAGCGAGATCAGGCAAAACCAGTGCGACACCAACAATGCTATTTGCCAGGACTTGAATAGCGCAAAATGGATCAAAAGCGACAGCTCTACTTATACCCCCGAAAACCGCCCCGATCTGGTTTTCAGTTGCCCCCCCTATTACAAGGTGGAAAAGTACATCGATTACGACGGCAAATCACCAGCTGGGGAGATTAACTCCATCGACACCTACGAGGGTTTTAGAAATACCCTTTTTGCCGGTTACAAAAAGGCCATTGAAGCCTTAAATGATAACTGCTTTTTTGTGGTGATGACCGGAGACAGCCGGGACAAAAACGGGTCGTATCATTGCCACGAATCCGAGACAGAGATATTTTTCAAGGAACAGGGCTTGTCGGTCTACAACAAAATAATCTACCTTGAATGCGAGTTTACGCGGCTTGCACAAGCTAAAAAGACGCTGAACTACCGCAAATTCCCCAAGCGTGAGCAGAAAATCATAGTTGCATACAAGGGTGATCCCACGCTTATCAAAGACCTGTTCCCACCCACCGGGAGGCTATAACCACATGACCCCCAACCAGCTAAAAGCCGCCGCCCTGCACGCCTCAGTCGCGCTCGGATCGCTAGACGCCTTGATGCAGATGGAGAAGCCCAAGTCCGCACGCTGGAACCGGCTTGACGGCATGGTGGACGCCGTAAACCGCTACATAGAGTTAATCAAGGCCGACCTCGCAGCGCAGCAGGTGTTTGATGGGCCGGTGTTCTCTGTGGAGGAGTTGCGGGCGGCATCGCTGCTAATTGACATCGTGAACGACAAAATTGAGCAACTTTACCCGTAGGAGGGAATATGAATGTGGCAGACGTGCATGAGTGGTGGGAGCTTAAGCGGACAGATATAGCCGATGATGACGCCATTAGGTGGTTATTTGAGGAGATAAAGCGGCTTGACAGTCTTTGTGATGATCAAGCCCGACAGATAAAACACCTTAAAAACCCAGAAACTGCCGGAGGGGTACTCCCTGACTGTATGATACCTGATGGTGGTGATGGTCCATGCCTTGCTTACCGTGAAATGATGCGCCAAGTAAAAGGTTTGGCTGAAGTTGCAGGAGCATGGTGCGAACAGCTTTGCGCAGAATCTAGCAAAGTTCGTGTTCTCTCACAGCGGCTCGACCTACTACATGAGAAAGCCGCCAATCCCCCTAACCCCTCATAGCTTGCAATGTCTGAGCGGGTGTGATAGTATGGGGGCACAATTTAATACAGCATTGAAAACTCACCGTGCAGGGTTGAGTGTTCACCATAAGGATTTGACTCCCACTATCGGGGGTCAGTCTGACAGCGCCCCTCTGAGACTGCACTCTTGGAGGGGCGCTGTTCTTTTTTTAGGAGCGGCAATGAGCACATATTACTCTCCCGGCTGTACTAACGAGAAGGCCCACATTTGCAACAATTGTGAAGAGGACGATGGTAGGCCAACTCTTTACTGGCAAGCGTCGGACTTCGACCTTTGCCACCAATGTTTGCTTAATTTGACAACATATCACGTTGACCCTCAGTTGAAAAACCACGAAGCAATTACCGTCCGCAGAATGGCAATTCCCGAAAGCTTACGTAATGAGATTTTTGAGCGTGATGGGAATAAATGCACCGTCTGCGGAAGCGATAACCATTTGCAGGTGGATCACGTTGTCCCTTTTTCTAGAGGTGGCAAGACAACGAAAGATAACATGCAGACGCTTTGCAAATCATGCAACCTTACAAAGAGGGCCAGATGATGCAAGAGGGATACATCAAACTTCACCGGTGTATTCTGGATAGCAGTTGGTCCCGACACCCTGACTTTGTAGCTGTATGGGTCTACTGCTTGCTGCGAGCCAACTACAACCCCGCCGACGTGGTAACAAAAGGTGGTGCCGTTGTGCATCTTGAGCCGGGGCAGTTTATTACGTCAAGGGAGCAAATCAGCGCAGGAACGGGAGTTCAAGAATCGAAGGTGGAGCGCATACTGAAATTGTTCAAAAGTGAACAGCAAATTGAACAACAGAATAAAGGGAAATTCCGTGTAATAACAATAACTAACTGGTTTAAATACCAAGCGCGTGAACAGCACAATGAACAACAAATGAACAACAAACGAACAACAGATGAACAGCAAATGAACACAAACAAGAAGGTAAAGAAGGAAGAAGAAGGTAAAGAAGAAAAGAAAGAAACGGGGGATGTAAAATTCTTTTTGCCTACACCTGAACAAGTCCAAACATACATGGATGAGATTGGGTTTAGATCAGATGGGGAACATTTTGTAGATTACTACTCAGCAAAGGGATGGATGATCGGCAAAAACAAGATGAAGGATTGGAAAGCAGCAGTCAGGACCTGGCGGAAAAACAGCACCCCTAAGCAAGAAAATAATCCACAAGAAAGGCCGGACTACATGAGGGGGGTGCAAATCTGATGGAAATTTCAGAGGTAGTAGAGTCGTTAACCTCGCAGGTTAGCACCATTGCAAAGATGCTACTTCCTGGGGGGCGTGAAGTCGGTCGCGAATGGGAAGCTGGATCGACAGGCGGCGAATCGGGCCGCAGTTTAAAGCTTTGCCTCTCAGGAGACAAAAAGGGCAAATGGGCGGACTTTGCTACAGGGGAGGGCGGAGACCTGCTCGACTTGTGGTGCGTGGTTAAAAACATGCCTCTTGCCTCAGCATTGCAGGAAGCCAAAGCATACCTTGGTGTATCTGAACCGGAATTTCTTAAAACCAAGGAGAGGAAGTTTCGCAAACCTTCCCCGAAGGGAGCGCGTAAGGTTGCCGCTGCCTCGCCGGTCATGAAATATCTTTTTGACACGCGCAAACTGTCGCCGGAAACGCTAGCAGCTTACAGGGTAGCCGAGGCCGACAAGATAGGCCCATGGGCAGGGTGGAAGCGGCAGGAACCTTGGAGCGGCCCGTGGGTTTGCTTTCCGTCATTCCATGGTACCGACTTGGTTTCGATGAAATACCTTCACTTGGAGCGCAAAGAAGGAAAGAAACAAACGCTAGTTGAGGCAGGGTGCAAGCCAATATGTTTTGGCTGGCAGGCGATAGACCCCAAATCAAGGCAGATTGTCATAGCCGAGGGCGAGATTGACGCTATGACGCTGCACCAGTATGGACACCCCGCCGTTTCGGTTCCTTTCGGAGCTGGCAAGGGCGAAAAGCAGCAGTGGGTTGATTATGATTGGGATGAGTTGGAGCGGTTTGAAACCATTTACCTTTGCATGGATAACGACAAGGAGGGACACGTTGCCGTTGAGGAATTGGTATCACGGCTAGGAGTCCACCGTTGTCGGATAGTGACCCTTCCCAAAAAGGATGCTAACGAGTGCTTGCAGTCTGGCGTTACAGAAAAGGAGATCGCCGTTTGCTTTAGGGAGGCACGGTATATCGAACCGGAGGAGCTGAAAAGAACCAGCGACTACACGCAAGCCGTAATAGACCAATTTTACCCACCAGGCGGAAAGGTGCCGGGCTTTGATATGCCATGGCCAAAGATACCCTTTCGTTTCCGCAGGGGGGAGGTTTCAATAATTACCGGATGCAACGGCCATGGTAAAAGCCTGATGTGGGGGCAAGTAATTCTTGCCGGTGCGCTGCAAGGCGAAAAGGCTTGTATTGCCTCGTTTGAAATGGCCCCGGCAACGACTCTTGCTCGCATAGTCAGGCAAGCCACAGCTCACAAGAAGCCGACTCAAAAGACCATAGATGAATCGCTAGAGTGGCTGTCTGACAAGATTTGGCTGTTTGCCCTTGTAGGGACGGGCAAAACGGATCGCTTGCTAGATGTTTTTGAATATGCGTTTAAGCGGCATGGGGTCCGCCACTTCCTGATTGATTCTCTTATGAAGCTAGGGCTGAGTGAGGACGACTACAACGGGCAAAAAGCCATAATGGAAAAGCTGTGCGATTGGGCAAACGCTACCGGGGCACATATCCACCTGATAGCTCACCCCCGCAAGGAAGATGAAAGCATACCCGCTGGGAAAATGGCTATCAAGGGGACAGGGGCATTAACCGACCTTGCCTTCAACGTGTTTTCAGTGTGGCGCAACAAAAAGAAAGAGCAAACTATGCAGTCGTACCGAAATGGGGAAGCAGTGGAATTGCCGAAAGGGAAAAAGATTGAAGATATTATGACCATGCCGGATGCAATATTGGTTTGCGATAAGAGCCGCAACGAGGAAGGAGTTGAGGGGAAGTATGGGCTTTTTTACGACTCCGATTCGCTGCAATATTTGAGTGTTCACGGTTCTCGGCCCATTGACTATTTCGGGGAATATAAGAGGTATTTTGAGCAGGACGAAGATACGGGGGGTTACTGATGGTTAAGCATGAGGTGCTAGATCAAGAGGTGTGGGAATGCTCGGATGAGGAAATCCGCCGCTTATGGCCGGAGACGCCGCCAGAGGACAGGTACAAGCTGTGGAGCAATAGCGAATATACCTCGCACATTCTAGACGACCCCGCCCAGGTGCGGGCGTGCTTGTCGCGGAAAAGGGCGCAGCCAGGGCGTTTGCAAACCAAGGAGAGCAAATGATTGCATATCACGGTACACCATGCGGGGCGACTCGACCCGATGCAGCACGTTTTCTTAGAAGCCGTCACGCGCTGGTTTCATACGCCAACCCCGAAGATATGCCGATAGTGGCTGATGCCTGTGCATCCTTCGTTTTGGACAACGGAGCTTTTACCATGTGGCGCGGCGGCAAAACCCCTGATTGGGACGCCTACCTTAAATGGGTGCAGCATTGGTCTAAACACCCCGGCTTTGATTGGTGGCTTATTCCTGACGTGATTGGCGGCACCGAAGATGAAAACCGCTGTCTCAACTTTCAGTATGGCCGTAAAGCGCCTTACGGCGTCCCGGTATATCATCTGCATGAGTCGCTAGAGTACGCCGCACAATTGGCCGAAACCTGGCCGCGTGTGGCTATAGGTTCAAGTGGTGAATGGCCGAACCCCGGCACACAATCATGGTGGAACCGGATGGGCGAAGTCATGGCGGCGATGTGTGACAGCAAGGGGCGGCCTAAATGCAAACTGCATGGGCTGCGGATGTTGGACCCGCTGATATTTTCCCGGCTCCCGTTATCGTCTGCTGACTCTTGCAACGCCACTATCAACAGTGGTTCACTGTCCCGATTTGGAATGTACGTCCCACCGACTGCAAGTCAGAGGGCCGAGGTTATCGCGGCAAGGATTGAGTCGCACAACAGCGCGGCGGTTTGGGATCAACCGCAAATGTCCCTGGCAATCTAAACGCAGCCGGGGCGTTTAAAATAATTTGCAAAAGGCGTTGACACCGGAGCGCTCCGGTGGTAATCTCCTATTAACGATGAAGCACACCAAGGGGGACGCCATGGCCCGCACAAAACTGGATAACAAATTGATAGATTCATTGATAGCTGAAAATTGCGCCCTAAAAAAAGAGTTGGCAGAACTACGAAACCCCATTCGCAGTGGCAGACAGATTGCCAGTGAACTTAAGGCATTAGGTGCATATAAACGATATGCTAGCGATGGGCTTACCGGTCGAGGCATGTACTGGAACTTGGACCACAAAGGGCAAACTTACCGGCTAACTAAAAGAGCGGGGGAAAAACTTAGTGAATCGGCTGTTCGTTTAGCCATGGAAATAAAAGGAGCAAAGGAGACCCCATGAAACACACCTGCACCGTCTGCGGCCACGTAGACGAGATAAACCCTGCCGCCGTCCTTGGTAGCATGAGCAACAAGCGGACCCCGAAGGCGAAGGCGGCGCAGTTGGCGAATTTGGAGAAGGCGAACGAGGCGAGGAAGAAGAAGGGGGAGGGGAGATGAAGTTTGAAAGCTTGAAGCCGGGGATGGTGGTTTACGACATTCGCAAACACCGCATGGGCAACACGACCATAAACACGTTGTCACTTTACGAGGTGAGGGTTTTAGAAGTCGACCACGAAAAGGGGAAAGTTACTTATTCGTGGAACGGGAACCGCTCCGTAGTCAGCAGCAGGTACGCATGTGAGCCGTGGAAGAAAAACAAGCCGCTGATTATCAGGTCCGCAATGGGCTACTGCCGATTGGCGACCAAAGAGGAAAAAGCCGCCGCTAAAACCGCAGAGGGCAACGTCAAGGGCATGAAACCACCGCAGGACGCGCAAGGATAGCCCAAACGGGCACGATCTAGCCAAAGCGCATACCGTTGGCAGGGGCGAGGGATAACAGGGCGGGAATGGGGCAAGGGGGGGGAGTGTGAAAAAGGGAAGAGTTCATCTCGCGGGGCAAGACCCGTTTTATCTGCACAGCAAGCGCAGCAGCGTATGGAGATATCTTGGATGCGCCAACCCTTACAGCGAGACTGCAATATCCGTCCACAAGGACAGTGACACGGTGACTACCGACCCCGCAAAAGTTACGTGCTGTCATTGTAGGGTGAAGATGCAGCGCGGCAAGTGACCGCCCAAGGAGGCAACATGGATTTGCAGGGGAAACTCAGAGCGCAGAAGTTGGCAAACTACGGCAACGGGATGAGCGGCGAATTTTTCAATAAGGTGGCCGATGAACTCGACCGCCTCACCCAACTCTGCGAGGAGCAGGGGAGAGAACTGGTAGATTTCAAGCAACTCTATGAGGATCGCGCTTCCGATTACAGGCAAGCCGAATCCGCCCTCACCCGCCACGCAGAAGAAAAGGCAGGGCTGGATGCGGAGCTGTCGCAGGCGAGGGAGGAGGTGACGCTGTGGAGGGGCTGCTATAACATCCAGTTTGCGCGCGCCGAAGCCGCCGAGCAGCGCGAGAGGGGGCTGAGGGAGGCGTTTGCGCTGTACGGCTGGCATTCTTCTGGTTGTGCTTGCAACATGGGCGAAGGACTAGGTAAAAAATGCTCTTGTGGTTTTGAAGCCGCCCTCGCGGCAGAGACGAAAGGGGAGGAGTAGAGATGAGACAGCCAGATATTTGGGATGTGAACACTATCTGCCTATTTGCAGGGAGCAACCGCAAGAAGATCACAACTACACTCGGCACAGAGTTATGGGTGCCGAGTAGACCAGAGCCGCACAACGCATTTTCGCCTCTGTGGCGTTTCAAACTCGCATGGCTGGTACTCACCGGGAAAGCCGACTGCTTAACATGGGAAGCAAGAGCGGCAGGAGGTGGGGAGTGAAGGTCTATTTCTACACAAAACACGGTAAATGGTTCTACTTCTCGATAGGTAAATGGTGTCCGTTTCGCTACATGCAACACGGAGGATGGGTTTGTCTTGAGTGGCCGTGGATCAAGCAATATGCACTCAAGGTAAGAGGTGGGGGATGATCAAGGATTGGCAGGTTATCGACTATGCTGGTACTGACGCTAAGGCGTTGGCGGCGCTATTTCTCGACGGATGGGAGACCGCTCCAGGTACACATGAAAGTCTAACCGATCATGATGATCTGAGCTATGTGGTGTTGGTTAAAAGAGGAGATAGCGAGAATGAGTAATTGCCTATATGGATGTGTACCAGGAGCACCGAACGACCATTGCGGTCAACACGGTTTAGCCGCGCAACTCATAACCCTCAAGGCCGACCTCGCCGCGGCGCTGGAGAGGGTGGGGGAGTCCGTCAAGCTGATTGACGAGATAGACAGGGAGTACAACCAGAAAACCAACGCCTTGATAGAACGCCACGCTGCACAACTCGACCAGCTCAAGAGGGAGAGGGACGAGGCGCAGGAAGGATGGGCAGCGGCTGAGGATCGGGCTAGCATCGAAGCAGGATGCTGCCACGAGGAGCGAACCAAGGCCAAGAAAGCCTACCGCCAAGGCTTCGAGGATTGCAGGGAGGCGATACACGACCATTTGGTTGACGTCGGCGTGCTGGTGGACATATGCCCCGCCTACGCTGAAATCCGCGCACTGACGGTGCCGGAGAGGGGGCAAGGGTGAAGACACCAAAAGAGAAATACATGAACGACCCCGAGTATCACAATCTAGTGTGTACGCTTGAATCACTCATAGAGCAAGCTAGATTTACACCATCCGAATTGCGTGAGGCTTGTATCCTCGCCTGCATAAATTATGAAATGCGCCACATTCGGGAATACCTAATTGACCCGCATGTGCTCAACGCCCTTGATACATTAGATAGGTTCACCTCACAGCGTACTCAGAGAGGCCCAATAGCATGAACGAGCCAAAACACCCATGCGGCAAATGCACCTGGGCGGGGAAATCACGGTTGGGCTTCGGCTGTGTTCTGAAACAAATGGTGGTCACTGAGAAATGTGGTGGGTACACGGAGGGATAGCATGGACGAGTTCGCATATGAAAAATGGTGGGTGACGGTCAGTGAAGAGGACAGGAAGCTTCCGCCTGAGTGCTTAGCATGTTGGCAGAGGGTCTTTCTCAGAGGGTGGTTGCAGAAAGGTTCGGAGTGAGTCATGCAACCATAGGGTATGTGGCAAGGGACCAATCATGGAAATCGGTAGATTGCCAGCGCGATCCTGCCGGCAGATTGCGGCCAGGATATACACGAAAAGCAACCATCTGTATCTGTGGACAAGTTTTTGCTTCTCCGCAAAGGATGGGGCGACATCTCAAGCGCAGTCGCTGCGGGGTAGAAGGGGAGTGACCACCGCCAAGGACCCAGCAAGAACTCCCCAGCGCACCTACGAGGATCGGCGGAAATCAGCGCAGGACGCGTGCAGAAAAGAACCGTGCCACAGCGCGGGGGATTACCCCAAGTGCGTGTGGTGCTATTGGGAGAAAAGGAGGAAGTGATAATGGCGCATGATATGGGGTTATTGGGTGACATAGGAGGCTTGCGCATATTTGTGAGTGAGCTTTGCACAGAGGCCGAAGAATACGAGGTGGTAGTGCAGCTTTCCTTCCGCCAAAGGTGGATAGAACCGCTGCTGCACGGAATAACGATGCCTTTTGAGCCGTGGGTAAAAACGCGCACCGAAACCCGCCGCAGAAATGTACCGTTAAAGAAAGTGATACAGACCCCGCAGGGTTTGCTGATGCACCCCGCCATGAAGGATGAGTTATTACGGGCGCTTTTGTGACCGCGCCCCCACAATGGAAGGTCAAGCCGTGGCGGTGCAAAGCCTATGGCCTATACGTCCGCACATTGCCGTGCGCTCTCACCGGTCACCGCGCCACTGAATGGATGGCAGTAGACCCACACCACGAAGAAAGGCCAGGGCATTCTGGCACCGGGACCAAAGCTTGCGACTCGCGGCAGATCCCAATACGGCACGATTTACACGTGCTGATGGAGTCGCCGGGGAACAGCAGGGCGGCGGTGTACGCAAGGTATGGCAAAGACCCTGAAGAGATTATCGGGCAGACGCAGGAGGAGTGGGCGAGGAGAGGAAACAGCAAAGCATGGGAAGCAGTAACCGGCTAAGGTCGGTAAACTAGTTGTCATAGGGAGGAATAAAATGGAAATGGTTATTTTGTTTTTGAAACTGTTGGCAGGGCATTTTGTGGCAGATTACCCTTTGCAGTCGGATTTCATAGCCAATGGCAAGAAGCGCCCCGGCCTGTATGGGGTGCCGTGGTATTACACCTTGTCTGGCCACGCGGCAACCCACGCCGTGGCTGTGTATCTTGTCACTGGCAGCATGGTGCCATCTCTAGTCGAGTTTGCGGCGCACTTTGTTATAGACACGCTGAAGTGTGAAAAGCTGATAGGGATACACACTGACCAGTGGCTGCACATTGGGTGCAAAGCGGCGTTTGCGCTGTTTATCACACTTGCTTAGGTGGGTGGCTATGGGCAAGGAAAGGGGGTGGGAGGATGGCGCTGTTTTGTGAGTTGTTGGCGTACGTGTGGTTTGCCTTTGGAACATGGGCGTTGTCACAGCAGACAGACGCTTTACTTTGTGCAACCGGCGTATTTCACATGGCTGTAGGTGCAATGTGGGTAGCAAAGTGGTCAGAGTTGGGGGAGTGGAGAGCCTAGGGGCCACGCGCCCCTTTTCTTTTATCTTGCATCCCTCATTAGCAAGTGGTAGACTCCGCGCCAAGCTATGGCCCCTCCTCCGTGGCTTCCTTCAGCCGGTACGGGTTAGACCGGCACCTTTAATATCAAGGGGGCAGCATGGCAGGGAAGAAAAAGGACACCACGGAAGCTGTGATAAGGCCACTCACCGATAAGGAGGAGTGGCTTTGTCGTGAGTTCGTGTCCGATGCGGGGGAGAATCAGACAAAGGCGTACATGAGGGTCTACAAGGGCTGTACGTATGAATCCGGCAGAGTGTTGGCGTCCAAAGCTTTCGCAGATGTTAACATCCGTCAAAGAATTGACGAGTTGAGGCTTGAGCGCAACAAGCGCCTTGAGATCACCGCCGACAAGGTATTGGCAGGTATTGCCAAGCTTGCCTTTTACGACTCCCGCGACTTCTTTGATGATAACGGCAAGCTGAAACCCCTTAGCGAGTTGGACCCCGACCATGCAGACGTGATTGCAGGGCTTGAAACCTTCCACAAGGTGACAGGGGACGAGTCAGACGAGGTAGCGATCACTACGAAGATCAAGCTTGCCGATAGGGGCCAGAACCTTGAGCGGCTGGGGAAATATCTTAAGCTATTTACGGATAAGATGGAACTAGGCGGGGTGGACGGCAAAGACCTTAACCTCACCGTGTCGTTTGTAAAGCCCGATGTCGGTTAACGCGCAATTTCCCGACAAGCTCTCGTTCCTTTTCGACTCTGTACGCTACAAGGTGGCAAGAGGCGGCAGGGGGTCGGGAAAAAGTTGGAGTTTTGCAAGAGCTTTGCTTATCCAGGCAGCATCGCAACCCCTCCTAGTCCTCTGCACCCGCGAGGTGCAGAAGTCGATAAAAGATTCCGTTCACAAGCTACTTAGCGACCAGATACAGGCGCTGGGCCTTGGTAGTTTCTACACTGTCCTCGAAACAGAAATAAGGGGCCGCAACGGCTCAAAGTTCATCTTTGCCGGTCTTTCTCAGCAGACGGTGGAGAGCATCAAGTCTCTAGAGGGCTGCGACCGCGTATGGTGTGAAGAAGCCCAAGCGATCACTAAGCGGTCATGGGATGTGCTGATACCGACTATCCGCAAAGACGGCTCAGAGATATGGATCAGTTACAACCCCGAGTTAGAGACGGACGAAACGCACCAGCGGTTCACGGTGAACCCGCCCGAAGATTGCGTTTCGGTGTTGGTGAATTACCTTGACAATCCATGGTTCCCCGAAGTGCTGGAGAAGGAGCGCAAGCGGTGTCAGGAGAAAGACCCGATAGCCTACCCGAACATATGGGAGGGGAAGTGCAAGCCGGCAGTTGAGGGCGCGATCTACTACAACGAGGTGGCAAAGGCTGAGTTGAACGGCCAAATTTGCAATGTGCCATATGACCCACTTCTAAAGGTGCATGTGGTGTTCGACCTTGGGTGGAACGACAGCATGAGCATTAGCCTTGTGCAAAAGATACGTTCAGAGGTCCGCGTCATTGAGTACATTGAGGACAGCCACAGGACGCTTGACGATTACTCCGCAGACTTGAAGCTGAAGCGGTACAACTGGGGCAAGGTGTGGTTGCCTCATGACGGGTTTAGCCGGGATTTCAAAAGCGGTAAGAGTTCCGAAGAGATCCTTAAAAAGCTAGGGTGGGACGTGGCAAGCCGTGAGCTTATCGTGGAAATGGGGCTGGAAGAGGGCATAAAGGCAACGCGCACCACTTTCGGCCAGGTCTACTTTGACAAGAACAAGACCACACGCCTTATCGAGTGCTTGAAGCGTTACCGTCGCGCTATCAACCAGACAACAAGGGAAGCAGGCGCACCGTTACATGATGAGTTTTCGCATGGTGCTGATAATTTTCGATATATCTGCATAAACGCAGAGAAGATGACCAACGACACCGTAGATCATAAGCCATTGCCCCTTCCCCGGCTCGGCTGCGTATAGGAGATCTCATGGACGTTTCAAAGCTCAACAAGGACGACATCACCACCAAGTGCATCGGCTACTTACGGGACTACAGTGCGGATATGTCCGAACTCCAAACGGCAAGGGAACGGGCGCTTAAATCCTATATGTCGCAGCCATACGGCAACGAGGTAGAAGGACGCTCCCAGGTGGTTATGTCGGACGTGTTCAACACTGTTGAGTCGCTGATGCCGTCGCTGATGCGGATATTCGCAGGGTCTGCCGATGTTGTCCAGGTTGAGGGGCAAGGCGAGGGAGACGACCAGAAGGCGCAGCTCATGGGGGAGTTGCTGAACTACCAGAGCCGCAAATGCTTCAACTCCTTTACCGTGTTCCACGATTGGTTTAAAGACGCGCTCATGTATAAGCTTGGCGTGGTCAAATACTACTGGCAGAAGGAAACCACCTACAAGGCGAAGGAGTACAAAGGGCTGACACCGGAAGAGCACGCCGCGCTGTCTGCATCCGAAGAGTTTGAGGTGGACAAGGCAGAAGGCGATGACGTTACCGGCTACAACGTCAAAGGCAAGGTGAAGACCACCACAAGTAAGCCGATGGTGGAGGTGTTGCCACCCGAAGAGTTCATTTTTGACGTGAGGGCCAAAGACCTCAAAGACTCCTTCTGCGCTCATAAGAAAAAGGTCCACCGCCAGACGCTCAAAAAATACGGTGTCAAAAGCGCGGATGTGGCCGATACCATCACCGAAATGAGCGGCGAAAACTTGGAGAACGAGCGTTTCCGCGACCTTGGTGGCAAGAACTTCCTTGTTGACGAGGACGACGAGAACTTTGTCTACATCTACGAGTGCTATTACAACGAGTACGAGGACGGCGAACCTGTACCAGTCAAGGCTGTTGTGATGGGCAATAAGGTCATTGACCTTGAGGAAAACAAATACGGCAAGCCGCCCTTCCGTGAACTGTCGGCGATTCGCTTGACTCACCGCGTAGTCGGTCGATCCTTTGCCGACTTGGTGGAAGAGATTCAAAAGCTCAAGACGGCCCTTGTACGGTATATTCTCGATAACATCTATTACCAGAACAATGCGCAGCGGGTAGTCAACCCGTACAAGATCAACATTGACGACCTGTTTACACAAAACGTGCCGGGAGGGACGGTCAGGACGCTGGACATAAACACCCCCGTTGGCGATGCAATCATGAACGTGCCGACAGCCCCCCTTCCCCCGCAGGTTTTCGGGTTTCTCGATTACGCGGACGGCTCCATACTGGAGAACCGCACCGGAGTCACGCGGTACAACCAGGGGCTTGACTCCGATAGCCTGAACAAGACCGCCACGGGCATCAGCCAGATCATGTCGGCATCGCAGCAACGCATCGAGTTGATAGCGCGGCTGTTTGCTGAAACCGGCGTTAAGGGGCTATACGAAGACTTGGTACATATGAACCTGGACTTCTTCGATATGGCGACTTCCATCAAGATCAACGAGGAATGGCAGACCATAAACCCCGAAGACATCGACGGGCGGTATGACATCAACATTGACGTGGGCATAGGCACCGGCACCAAGGAAATGATTGTCCAGCAGCTCATGACCATGCTGCAACTGTACCTCAACGGGCTGATTCAGGTGGGCGTGGTCACACCGGAAAATGTGTCCGAGATGGTCAAGGCTATATGGGAAAACATGGGCTTCAAAAATGCTTCTAAGTTCGTGCAGAGCGGCAAGGAGGGTGAAGACCCCAATGCACCGCCGCAACAGCCGCAGGAAGATCCCATGCAAGCAATGCAAGCGCAAATGCAAATGATTGCTGCCCAGTTAGAAATGCAGAAAAAACAGGCCGAGATAAACAAGATAGAAACCGCTGCCATACTCGATCTTGCAAAAGCCGAAGCCGCAGAAATGGGGCAGCAGTTGGCAGAATACAAAGCAACGTTCGATATGTTGAACGCGGCACAGCAGACAGAGCAACAGCCTATGGCGCAGGAGGGTATGTAATGGGGCTGACAGACATATTTAAGCGCAAGCAACAGTGTATCAAGGAGATAGAGCTATCAGCGGAGGCCAAGGTGATACTTGATTCCCCCCTGGTGCAGGACTTCTTTGCCAAGGCAGAGGCCGCAGCTTATGAGAGGTGGAGAGCTACACCGGACGAGGCGGTAGACGTGAGAGAGCGTCTGTACGCATTAGACGGGATGCTCCGCAACTTTAAGCAGTATTTCATCGGATTCATTGCCAACGGGCAGTTTGCAGAGCGGCAGCTTGAGGAAATTATCAAGGGTGAAGAGTTGCAAAGCAAAAAGCATTGACATAAGGCGCTAATGAGTGTAATTGATGCACTCAACAGATTCCTTTTTTTACACAGTGATGCCGACTAACGGGCAATGGTGATGCCGACCCACGGGCAAGGAGACAGAGATGGAAGACGAGTATGTAGAAGAGTTGGACGCGGAGCAGGAAGAGGCTGAAACACCCGAACAGGAACAGCCGGAGACAGAGGCAGAAGAGGCTGAGGTTGACGCGGAGCAGGAAGAGGCCGAGACAACCAGCAAAAACCCTGTCATTCCCCGCAAGGCGTACCAGGCAGAGAAAGAGAAGCGCCAAGGGCTTGAAAAGCGTTTACAGGAGATGGAGCAACAGCTTGCGGCAACAAAAAACGCCCCCATCTCGCAGAAGCAACCGGAAACCATCGAGGAACTGTTTGACGTTAACCCTGATGCCGCTCTTTCCCACATCGACCAGCAAATAAGGGCGGCAAAGGACGCTTACGACGTTGACGCCGAGCAGCGGTACAAAGACCTCAAGGTGGATCTGGTGGCAAGGGGGCTTAGAAGCCAGCACCAGCGGCAGAGCCAAGAAACGCTCACCTCAAAGATCAACAGCGAGATTTACAAGTCAATCCCCGACTTTGACACCAAGAAAACCGCGCTTGTCGCGCTTGCCGTCGAATACGGGTTGACCGAACAGGAAGCCGCCCAGGTGATGGACCCCACTGTAGTGGGCGACACCGCCGCCCGCATGGCAAAAATGCTAAACAAGGTACACGCGGTTGTCAACGCAGGGAAGACCGCTAAAACCAAAGAGGTGAAGCAGCCGAACCGAACTGAACCGGCTGGGGCAGGTGGTTTCAGCAACAACAACCAACCAACAAAACTACTCAACAGAGCAAAGGAAAGCGGCAATCTTGACGATTGGGCGTCCTTGCTCGGATAAAGGAGCAGACCATGACCGTCGCAGCGGATACCTTTAAAACCTATGAGAGCATCGGCAATAGGGAAGACCTGTCCGATGTAATTACCAACATTTCCCCCGTTGATACCATCTTCTACAGCCAGCTTTCCGAAGATGGCGCAAAGGCTACCACCAAAGAGTGGCAGACTGACAGCCTCGCCGCCGCTGGCGAGAATGCACAGCTTGAGGGTGACACCACGGCCAACGTCGCCGCGACCCCCACCGTACGCCTCAACAACACCATGCAGATCCAGAAGAAGCAGCTCAGCGTTTCCGGCACACAGGAAGCCGTCGCGAAATCCGGTGGTGCCGCTGGCCGTCCTTCCGAGCTTGGCTACCAGACCGCAAAGAAAGCCAAGGAACTGGCAAAGGATATCGAATACGCATTCCTGCGCGGTGTACAGGTTGCCGGCGACGCCGCTACTGCACGCAAGATGAAAGGGGCGCTGAACTGGACCACTACCAACCTTGACAAGGCCGGCGACGCGACCCTCAACGCAGACGGTACCGTAACCGGTGGCACAGCCCGCGACCTGTCGGAAACGCTCATCCAGAACGTCCGCCAAAACATCTTCACCGCTGGCGGCGACCCCAAAGTGGTTCTTTGCGGCCCCTTCCAGAAGCGCGGCTTCTCGGCCTTTGCCGGGACCAGTAACTACCGCCGCCCCATCGAGGAAAAGAAACTGACCAACACCGTGGACGTCTACGTTGACGATTACGGGATGCTGTCCATCAAGCCTCACCGCAACATGCCCACCGATGTGGTTTTTATCCCCGACATGGCCTACTGGAAAAAGGCAACTCTCCGCGCCGTCAAACGTGAGGAGCTGGCCAAAGCCGGTGATGCTACCATCTATCACCTCATCGGTGAGCACACCTGCGTTGCCAAAGCAGAAAACGCCTCGGGCAGGATCACCAACCTTACCACCGCCTAACAAGGGGGGGGCTACGGCCCCTCTCTTTTTAAAGGAGACCGTATGAAAACGATTCTCTCTGTCCTTTTCCTCCTGGCTTTTGCCACTTCCGCATTTGCAGCTGGTTCCGGCGGCACCGCATTTGCCATCTACTCGGCGGCTTCGGGTGCAGTCAAGACTTCGGACGCGTTCAAAGTCAATGGGTACAAGACCAAAACCATGACCGTTTCTGGCGTCACCCTGGGAAGCAACGCATCTTCCATCACCTACAAAAACATGTCGGGTACGGTCGTGGCTCAGTGTGCGCCGACATCCACCGGACCGTGGTCTACTTGCATCGCAGGGGATTACGCACAGACCGCCGCATCGCTGACTGCCAACAATCAGTTTACCTGGTCCGATGCCGTTGCCTATGTGCGGCTCAAATGGACCGCATCAACCACCGGCCAAAAGATCAAGGCTTGGTTCAACTGGACCGAAAACTAACGCATCGGGGGCTTAACGGCCCCCTTTGTTCATGAGGTGAACGGTTGAGCGACCTGATACTTACCGGGGTTCATAACGTAGATGACAAGCTGGTGATTCAGCACACCCAGAACATTGCCAGTGTGCTGGAAGCCAACTATGAGACCCGCAAATACACTGATGAAATCTGGGGTGGACGGCAGACCGTCAAACCCGCCGCGACCATCGACTTAGCCACGTACCTAGAGTTGCAGCGTTCGGGCATCATGGACGACCCGCAATTGTTTTTTCAGTGGCTGGAACGCAACCCGCAATACAAGGTCGTCAACAAGACCTTCGCGCGTAATCTTCAAACCTTTTCAGGAGGCAAAAAGTGAGCAACCTTCAGGACCAGATCAACGCCATTTCCAACAAAACTAAGGTGAGGTTCTACAAGCCTTTGGACAACCAGGACGACAGGGTATCCCTTGCTGGCGAACCTGTGCAGCGCGACGAGGACGGGCGGCAGTTCTTTGCTATCCCCGCGCACCAGGCTGAATACCAGACCAAACTGCACCCGCACTATGAGGCGGGCGAGGTTTTCGTGGAGGAACCCAAAAGGGGGCCGGGGCGTCCGGCTAAAAGCGAATGACCACCAGTGGAACCACGGCATACGCGCCCAACCGGGCGCAGGTTATCCAAGACGCGCTGGAGATGTGCGGCTCGGACGTGTACGGCGAGAACGACCCCGCTGTGTTTGCATCGGCGGGGCGCAGTCTCAACACGCTCATCAAGGCGCTTAACGCCAACAAGACCGATGTTAACGTCATAGTGCGGACCACCTTTGACACCGCCGCAGGCACCGGCAGCTATGCCACGGACGCGCTAGGGGTTGACGGCATGACGGTCAACACGGCGGGTGGTGATTCTGTGGTGTCGCCTATCACCAAGCAGCAATACGATGCCAAGGTGGACAAGGCCGCGCAGGGCAGGCCGTCGCACTTCTACCACGATAAACAGGCGGGAGTACTTTACCTGCACCCTGTGCCGGATGCTGTTTATGAGGTGGTTTACGGCAAGGTGCGGCAGTACCAGGACATTGACGAACCGGAACAGACCTTTGATTTCCCTTCTTCGGCAATCGAGATGCTAACATTCGGTCTTGCTCACCGCTACGGGTTCAAGTCGGGCATGGATGCCAGGACACGGCAGGATCTGGAGCGGCAGTTTATCATCGCAGAAAAGAAATACCTCGTTGCCAACTCAGCTTACACCAAGGGGCAGCGCGCGACCTCTTGCATGGTGGTGTGAATATGACCATCCGCCCCCTTCCCATAGGCAAGGGCGTCACGCTTGACGTTGACGATACCACGGCCAAAGACGGCAGCGCCATATCCTTCATCAACGGCTATCTTGATCGCGGCGGGGCTTTCCGCACTGTGCCGGGGCATGAACTGTACGCAGATACCGGTGAAGGTGGGGCGAAGACGTGGGCTTTTTTCTGCACGAATCACACTCGGCTGTTCGTGGTAGCCGCTGGCAGGATCTGGCAGCAGACTGCACCCGATGCCGCACTGGAGGAGATAACTGGCGCTACGTTTGACGCTGATGCGATACCAACTTTTGCGGAGAATGGCGATAACGTGTTCTTTGCCGCTAACTCTAAGATACACAAGATTACCGGCCTCACGGCAGCAGATTTAGGTGCGACTTCCCCTGTGAACGTGACAAGCCTAGCGTATATCGGCGGGTATCTCATGGCAAAGGGTGACGATGCTTTGGGCGCGGTTGCCGGTGACACGCACTACAGCGATGACAAAGACAACAGCTACGCTACGTGGGAGGTCTACAACAACGAGTCCCGGCCCGACGCCTTGCAAGCCTTGATCGTCGCGTATGAGCAGATTTACAACATCGGCGCTCAGACGGTAGAGGTGTCATACATCGATGGCACTGTCCCGTTTTCAGTCAACAAGAATGCAAGCCAGCAGTTTGGTACTCCCGCCGCTGGTTCATGTGCGTTTGACGGTGAAAACATCTATTACATTTCGGTTGTGGCCGGTGCGCGTAAGGTTGTGCAGCTCAAGGGTGGCGGATCTCCCCAAATTGTTTCCTTCCCGGTGGACATCCCGATAGAGGCGTTTGAGCGGGTAGACGATGCTTTCGGCTTCATCATGGCCTTTCGGGGGCAGAACGGCTATGCAATCACTTTCCCGACCACTAACGCCGTGGTGGATGAACAGTTTTACGAGACGATCACCCTTTTCTACCATCTGCAAACCAAAGCCTGGATCATCCTTGGCAAATGGGATGCAACCAATGGCGTTTATGGCGCATACCGTGGCAATTCCTTTACCTACGCTGAGCCGTGGGGTTTGCGGCTGATTGGTGGGCGTGACGGCAAGATTTACAAACTGGTAGAGCCGAGCGAGACGGCAGAAGAGCCCGTATTCGTCCACAGGTGGCGCGACAACGGCAAGAAGGAGTGGAAGCCGGGGCGCACTATCAACTTAGGGCTAACAGGGCAGTACGGTACGTTTCCGGTCACTAGGCAGAACGGTCTATACCGCAGCCGCCAAAGCGAGTTCATTTACTCCGACCTTTCCGACGCTGGCGAGATATTCCGCGCAGCAGTGAGGACAGGACATATCACATGGGGCGCTGTCCACCGGCAGAAGCGGTGCAACTGCTACCGCTATGACGTGCGGAGAGGTAAGGCGGGATTCGTGCTAAACGGCGTGACTGAAGAATTTGAGGGGCAGAGCAACTAGGGAGGCAGTCATGGGACAGGAAGTAATTGCAGACAAGATAATTGACATGCTTATTGGAGAAGGGATGACCATTGACGGTGCAGCGGCGTTTTTGCGGGAATTGGCTGGCAAGATAATAGCCCCCGTCCACGCGGAGATGGATGCAATGGTTGCAAAGCCCTTGACCAAAGAGGCGTAAATGGCTGGAGAGAACCCCCAAACTACGCTGCCGCCCGTACCCAGAGAGCCGTTAATCGACTCACGCGGCGGCATGTCTTCTCAGTGGGAACGGTGGCTGCAACAGGTGCAGAGGGTGCTGTCTTTTTCAGGTGGCATAGCATGGGGGATCATCAACAAAGGCAGTTCAAAACTGTCGGACATAGAAAACCGCACCCATGCCATGTTGCAAAGTATCCTCGGATGGAGTTCCGGCACCGATACCACTCAGAACAAGCACATTTCCAACGCCGATGGAAAGGTTTGGCAGGATCACGTCGAAATTACCAATGGCAACCCACACGGCACCGACCATGCCATGTTGGACGGTCTTGAGGATGACGACCACACTCAATATCTGTTATTGGCCGGGAGGGCAGGTCAGAGGGCTGTAACACCACTGATTCTTGGCACGGAAACTGACAACACAACTTTTGAAGCAGACGGGACTGCTGTTTTCAACGGTGCGGCTACGGTCTGGAAAGACGTGATGTTTCCGATGGCCCCGCCAAAAACCACCGGAGCGGGGAATCCCACGCTTGTCACATACAACGGCAACCTTCGGGGCTACGCCTTTGCTGTTAACGATGTCCACGATTTCGACCCTCAAGAGCAGGAGCACGATTCGAAGGTAGGGTCTACAGCGACATTCCACATCCACTGGCTAAGTAGAAGCAATGACGCTTCAGATAGAACGGTTGGATGGGAATTGGAATACGATGTCGAGCCTGGAAGCGGGGCGCTTCCTGCAACCGTCACAGCAAGCATTGAGGCGGTCATTCCGGCAAACAGCGATGTTAACACGGTTCAGCGGACGGACATAACCACATTTACCGTTGTAGCCATTGCGCGGCTTGTAGGGGCAAGGATCAAGCGCGTAGCAAGCACCGGCACGGCCCCCTCCGTTGACCCCGTTTTAAGGGCTTTGCACTTTCACTATGAGCTGGATACTGTGGGCAGCAGACAGATATTGACCAAATAGAGGTGACACATGGGGCTTTTTGACGCGATTGACAGTTTTCTAGGGCTGTCCGGTAAAGACGATGCGCTGGAGCAAAACCAGAACGCAATTGATGCTCAAAAGGAAATGGCCGGTGCGTCTAACCAGACCATCCGGGACATGTACAGCACAGGTCGGCAAGACCAGATGCCGTTCATTACCCCCTCGCTCTCGGCTCTGCCTATGTACCAGTCTGCTATCCTGGGCGGGCCGGTCGAGTATTCCGACCCTCGCTATCAGCGAATTACATCTTTTGATCCCGACTACGCCGCCGCTATGTCGAGCGTGTACGGTGACAGGCCAGCCCAAAGCGGGAGCGTGTTTGCCAATCTGCGGAACCCTTCTGCACAAGGGACGCGGCCAACGCTACAACTGTACCGCGCCCCTGATGGATCGTACACTGACAAGCCGCCGCAGATGACCGCGCAATTCAACCTGCAAGAAGATCCCGGTTTTCAGTGGCGGAACAAGCAGCTTGATAGGTCGTTGCGTTCTCTCGGCAGAAACAACAGCACCTACGGGATGCAGGCAAAAGCCGACTTCGCCGGGAACGAGTATGACAGAGGCGTCAATCGCCTCGCCACTCTCGCAGGCTTTGGCAGCGGTACTAACAGCAACGTTGCGGCATCCGGTAATAACGCGGCGGGCCAGATTGCAGGGGTCAACACCAACGCAGCAAACTCCCTTGGCAACCTGTACACGGCAAGGGGCGGTCTGTATACCGACTATTCGCCACTGGCAATAGGGCTGGGCGCGGCATCGGCTGGCGCAGCTTATGGGGGGACGCCTAGATGACAGCACTAGACAGAGGATTTGACCGTCTTGCTAACATTCTTATGCAAAATCGGCAAATGCAAGCGCAAGCGCAGCAGCAGGAGCGGGGCAACCGCCTTGCCGATCTGCAATACAAGCAGCTTCAGCGCGAGGACGACTACCAGACCGGTTTGCAGGGGGCAATGTCTAACCCCAAGGGGCCGGTGTCCACCACAAGCGTGATTCCTGAAAGCCCGCGTCTCGGTCTGTCCATGTTGGCGGGACAAGCGCAGCCCCAGCAGTTTCAATTGGCGCAGGTTCAATCTTCCCCCATAGTGGCCGCTTACCGTGACGGCAGGGTGCAGACCACGACCACACCGGGACAGACCCGAGCGCAGGCGGGGGCGGAATATGCGCTATCGCAGGGCAGGATTGATGATGCTGTCAAAATGTTCAGCGTCGATGATGCTGTAGCACAGCTCCAGGCCAAGGGAGATTTGCAAGGGTATTACAAGGCAAAGCAGGAACTCGACCAAGGGAAGCAGTTTTTTGAAACCGTCAAGCCCTACACAAAAAACCCCGCCGCCATGAAGCAGCTTTGGCCGCAGATACAGCGCATGTTCCCCAACCAGACGGCGGGGATCAATCCAGAGGACATTCAAGACCGTGAAGGGGCGACCTTCATGCCGCTTGAGGTTAACGGGCAGATCATCCCCAACCGCGCCGTATACCACGACGCAGACGGCAGCATTAAGATTGTGGACACCACGCCAAAGGAACAGCCCGAAACGTGGGGCACGCCAGAACTCATGACCGTGGGCGGGAAAAAGGCGATGGTGCAGAAAAGCAGCCGGGGGCAGGTTAGGCCGGTGTTGCAGGATAACAGCACGACCGTCAAAGTGACCACAGGGGAGAAGAAGGAGCGGGACTTGCCAACCGGCATACAGGACAAGCTTTCGCAAAAACTGGAAATCTACAATGATTGGTCAACCCTCAAAACCGGCTTCAAGCCTGAGTATATGCCAAAGACGGCGTTTAAGAATATCGGGGAGTTTCAGATCAACCTCAACAAGATTTTTGGCAACAATCAGGCGGCTGTTGATTGGTGGACACAGTACTTTGACGCCCGCAACATCATCCTCAAAGAGCGGTCTGGCGCGGCAGTTATGGAGCCAGAGTTCAAGCGGTTTGAGCAGGGGACTATTGCGGCCAACACCAACCCGCAATCCGTCATCAACTACCTTGACCGCAGCGAGAAAAAGTACAAGCAGCATGTGGACTCTTACCTTGAAGCCAATAGAAAGAACCACCCCGAAGCTGTGAGCGCGTTTGAAACCGCATACGGTTATACACCAACAAAGGCTAAGGCGTCTCCCCCTCCTGCCTCACCATCTGGCCCTAAACCCGGCTCAGTGGTTGATGGTTACAGGTTTAAAGGTGGCAACCCAGCCGATAAAGCCAACTGGATGAAGGTGAAACGCTAATGGGCGGGCCTTGGGAAAAATACGCTGACACAGCCCCCAAAAAGCCGTGGGAGGCATACGCGGCAACCGGCACCCCCTCCTACGACAACCGCGTGACCGACAGATCGGAGATAGAGCGCAAGCGGCGGGAGTTTGTGCAAGGGACAGGGGAACTAGAGACGCGGGTGAAGGATGTAGCCAACCAAGCGTTTAACCCCAACGTGCAGATTCCCGCAGCGGACGGAGTGGGCGACTTCATGGGCCGCGTTCTGCCGCAGTCGATAACCCAGCTCGGCCCGAAGATGGTTAAGGGCGTCTATGAGGGCATCAAGGGGCAGACAGACCCGCTTGTAAGGTCGCTGTCCTCTTTGCAGCCGCAGGGCTTGCCGGGGCCACAGATGGAGCGCAACGCGGGGCAGACGGTGCGGGGACTTGCAGAGGCAATGACGGCCCCCACCGGCTTGATGGGCGCAGACCGTGCTAAGGAGGCGTGGCTCACCGACCCTGCGGGGAGTGCGCTTGCTGTTGCGCCTACTCTCAAGGCGCTGGGGAGTGGTGTTAAGGCGCTTCCAAAACCCAAAGGGTCAACTTTGGAAGGTGTTATAGACACCGGCATAAACAAAGGCATACGCCCCGGCATCGAGGGCAACCGCACGTTTGCGCAGTCCACGCAGTACCACAAGAGAGCACAGCAAGCGGTTAAAACTATCATAGATAACCACGCTCAAGGCGCGTTGAAGTTGACCGATGAATTTGGGGAAGTACAGCCGGGGTTACCCAAGAACTTGAGGCAGTTTAGCCAAGCCATTGACCAATCTAAGCGCAACGTCTACGAGCAATATAACCAAATGGCGGTGCAATCCGGCGAAGCTGGGGCAGTTGTGGATCTTTCCCCCATACCGGCAGAATTGATGACGGTAGCCAACAACCGCGCCTTGCAAAAAGCTGCTCCAGACGTTGCGGCATATGCCAGAAAACGAGCAGAGGCGTTTAGCGGCGGCAATGCTGTAACGGATGGTGTCACCTCGCGCAGGGCTAACACGTTCACGGCTCAGGAGGCCCAAGAAGCGATAGCGATGTACAACCAGAGTTTGGAAGCGTTCAACAAAAACCCCTCTTATGACACAGCTTCTCGCGCTTACATTGATTCTTTGGTGGTCAACAACCTACGGAAAGGGCTTGACGCTTCCATAGAGAAAGCCACGGGGCCGGGATACCAAGCGTTGAAAAATCAATACGGCGCACTCAAGACTATAGAGAAAGATGTTTCTCGCCGCGCCATTGTTGACGCTAGGAAAAACCCAAAGGGGCTGCTTGACTTTTCGGATGTGTTCAGCGGTGGGCAGGTTGTTAGCGGCCTTATCAGCATGAACCCTGCGACTGTTGGAACCGGCATTGCATCAAAGGTCATTGCCAACTTTTACAAGCGGCTGAACGATCCTAACAAGATTGTTGGCAAGATGTTCGACCGCGCTGGGAAGATGTACACGCCAAAGCAAAGGGCCGAGATGCAAGCACCTACACCGCAAGCGCCGCAAAGCGTGGTCAATCCTATGGCCGGTAAGGTTAACACGGGTGGCATCACTCAGCCGGGGCCAGTGGTCAGACGCTCAGACATGGGTGTCAATCAAGGTGGCATTGTACAGCCGGGGCCAGTGGTTCAGCGCATGGCGGGGATTAACAGTGGGAACCTAGACGCGCCAGCCCGCAACCAGTCTAGCTTTAACTTGCTTAAATCGGCATCGGTTACTGCTAAACAGCCAGTGTCCACTTGGCGGGAGTTTGTAGGCTCAAAAATGAGCCAATATATGAAAGAAGAAGGGTCACACGGCGCGGCAATGAAACGTCTTGGTAAAGAATGGAAAGAGCGTAACTGACATAGGGCAAGTCTGTCATTGAATAACTGCGTATTTTAATGTATTTTGCACCCCAACCCAGAAAGGAGACATACCATGATGAAGATGCCGAAGGGAAAGCCGATCAAAGGAAAGCCGCCTGTTAAAAAGGGTGAAAAGAAGGGCTGTAAGTAATGCCAGCGCCCGACTACAGTTGGGTAGCCAACCCCGATGTGATAACCTCGGCTATCCAACTGCTAGCCGCCGCTGTAGCGGGCGCGGCGGCTCTTTTGGGGGCAGTACTCACCTTACTCGGCGGTGTCTTGGCGTGGATATGGAACAAGACCGATAGCAAAATTGACCGGATAGCCACAAGTTTGGAGGCGTTGACGCTCACTACGTCAACTGAACTTGCTACCATAAAAGCCAAATGTGAAGCTAATCACCCCTCTTAACCACCCCTTTTGCCGGAGAACACCGGCCAAGGAGACATAATGAACCGCTTTCTCGCCTATGTCCTTATAGCCGCCTTTCTCACGGCTTGCGGATCTCCCCAACCGGCCAACGCTGCGACAAACGCGCAGTCCATTCAGTTCCTTCTATCCCAAGTCCGGCAGGTATCCGGCCCCCTCTCTGGTGGCAAGGTTTACGCATACGCCGCTGGCACCACCACCCCAAAGACGATATGGACCGATAGGGGCAAAACCACCCCCGCCGCGAATCCCTACACGCTGGACAGCAACGGGACGGCCCAGCTTTACGGTGATGGACTCTACCGCTTTGTCATCAAGACTTCCACCGGCGTTACCGTCTACGACCGCGACAATATCAGCATCAGGGACGCTCTGACCTACGGCATCCCCGCCGAGGATTACGCGACTCTTGCCCTTGCCGACGCTGCCGCTGTCTCCGCTGGCGCGCAACTGGTGATTTCCACCGTCTACACCACCGTCCCGGCTACGCTGTCTGCCCCAGCTGTTAAGATCCTCCCCGGTGGCAAACTCAACGGCTCCGGCAGCGTGGCTATCACGGGACCGTTTGAGGGGGTAGATGGCTGTTTTGGGACAAACCAGACCGTTACAGGGCTGAAAGAGGCGCGCCCTGAGTGGTGGGGGTATGACGTTAAAAAGGCCGCTGATTCCACAGACACCTCCAATGATATCTATACTGGCGGGAAGGTTTCAATCGGGACTGGCAATCACGCGGTCAATAGCACGGTGCAAATAGACAACGACTCCATTTACAATATTTTGGGGGTGACTTTAGAAGGAACAGGGAAGCAAGCTGCAACACTTTCATTTGCCGGTCAACCCGCTGGGCAGAATGGGGTGGAGTATATCAGCCCGATCTTTGCAGGCATAAACGATTTAGGTGTAAGGGAATCCAAAGGTGCTGGGGTTCGACTCGTAGGCTATAACACCAACCCTTCTAATCCGAGTTGGAATCATTTCAACATGGATAGAGTTAGATCCAGTTTCAACACCGGAGCCGGTGTGGATGCGGATCGTGGCTTCATGGGCAGCTTTAACCAGGTTTTCACGTCACACAATGGGGGCGGAGGGTTTAAGTTCAACGGATTTCATACCTCCCTGCACTTGAACAACAGCTATGCCGCCAGCAACACGGGTAACGGATACACTCTGCTTGACACGACCTATTCGGTTTTGAGCGCGTGTGCTGCCGACACAAACAGTCAACACGGTTACAAAATCTCAAAAAGCTCAACCATAGTCATGAATGGTAGCGGGGCAGAGAGCAATGGTCGTTCTGCTGTAGCGGTGGAGTCGAGCACAGCCCTTGGTCAAAACTACCCGGTTACAATCAACGGGTTACTGGCGTTCAATAATAACACTGCCAATGCGGGTTATCCCAATGCAATATGGGTAAAGGCCTCCGATTCCGTACCTAGCGTGGTCCTAGCTAAAGGGTGTCGCTCACACAGTCCGGCAAACCCGACAGTAGACGCTTTGGTTGACGGGGTTGGAGCTTACTTGGTAGACGAGTACAACTCGTTTCCAAATGGCGTGACTTCGGCTAACGGCGGCTATATACACCACGTCCCGTTGACCAAGTACATTCACGGCTTATCTGTCACGGGTGCAACAACGGTATGTACTCTGAAAAGCCCGCAAAACCAGACCGGAACTTTCGGCGGTGAAGTGCTGATCTTGGCTCGTAACAATGCCGCCAATAGTAACACGGGAAATACGGCATTATATAAATTGTTGGTCAATCGAGGGGCAGGCGGCGACCAAGTAGTTTTGATGGCGAGCACAGGACTGGTCAGCGGCGCAGGTGCATCATTTCCAAGTTTTACCTGGACACTATCGGCAAACGCCTTGGTTGCCACGCCGATAGGATCAACGTCTGGCACCTTTTACTTTGAGATTTTAACGCAAGGATTTGTGAAGACAGAGTAGTTACTACAGAAGAAAATTCAGAAGTGAAGCTAAAGAGAAGCGACCGGGCCGTACTGGCATACGGCCCAGCCATCCAACCCACAGAAGTAGCCTGTGAGCCAGACCAAGGCTTCTCACTCTGATCAGACGATTGACATAGACGTGCAGTTTGACGGTCAGATTTCGCTCAAATAAAAACTACGGAGCGTAAACATGGCAAGATACGCGCAGAGCATAGATTTCATACTGGCACAGGTTCGCACCCTATCCGGGCCGGTTGTGGGTGGTCAGGCGTTCTTTTACGCCGCTGGCACGACAACGCCAAAGACCATCTGGCTTGACCGTGGCAAGACCACTGAAGCCGCCAACCCTTACACGCTGGGGGCGAATGCCACGGCGCAGCTATTTGGTGACGGTCTTTACAGGGTGGTGCTGACCTATCCGCCAACTATCATACCTGGACAAGACCCGATACCGGGCGCGACAATCCCTGGTGGAGACATCGACAACATTGCGTTTAAGGACGCTTCCGGACTTGCCTATGACGTGGCAGATTACGCTTCCCTTGCGGCGGCATGTGCTGCGCTCAATGGCACCGGCGCGACGCTCCAATACAGCACTGACCAGACGCTAGCCGCAAACCTCACCACAGACGTTGAACTTGTGCCGGTTAACGGCGCGGTTATTAATCATGGCGCGTATACCATAACCTACTCCGGCACCCCGGCGCGGTGGCCGTTGGCTAAAATCTTCAACGGTACGGGGGCCATTTCAGGGCCGAAACATGTTTACCCTGAGTGGTTTGGTGCGGTGGCCGAGGACGCCTTGGTTAGTATAAGCAAAGCTATTGCAGTGGTGGCCAACGGCGGGGCCGTAGAGCTCACGGCTGGCAACTATCCGATTTCCGCAGTCATAGACTTCCCCGAAACCAGTACAAAGGTCAAATTGTTCTCTAAAACGGGTTCCGCAATAACCGTTGCAGGGACACACGATTGCATCGACCTAACGGCGCAAAATGAAAACTATGGTGGGCACACTCTTGAAGGGCTGACGCTTACCGGGCCTAACAACTACTACGCTGGACAGATGACTATAAGCCAAGGGTCCGGCGTAAGAATGCAGAGGGCAGCGGGTGACACTACCAACGTAAATACCGCGTACAACACGGTAATCCGAGACTGTGTTATTCAAGGGTTTAAGCAAGGGCTTAGATTGCGCAGCGCAATAAAGGTCCACGTCGAAGGGAAAACGTTTCTTAGGTTTAACCGTTACGGGGTGCTTTTTGACGGCGGTGCAGCAAATGCAAACAACTTCAATGGTGTGACTATCAGCATGAATGACCTAGCTGGCGTTCAGTCTGCCGGGACCACCGGAGGAACGCTTACAGACGCATCTAGTAACGTTTTTAGTGGTTGTCTGCTGGAAAGCAACCACGCTTACGGTGCAACAGGCGGGATAGCCATATACCTAAACCGCTCTTATGATTTTGTTTTTGATGGATGCTACACGGAGGACCATCAATACAGCGTCTATTTAACCAATGGGGCAAGCGGAAACAAATTTATAAATCAGCGCACAAATAAAGGCCCCGCAGGTCTTGATGGAATTCTAATTTCTGGTGCTCTTTGCTTTGGTAATATTTTCCAAGGATGTAAAGCTGCGGGCTCAACTATCACTGATTCTAACGTAGAAATAGATTCTGCGGATTCGCTGTATAACCAGTTTCTTGACTGCGAAGGTTTCAACTTCAACCCCGCCGTTGTACTAAGAATGCCATACATACGCAACATGAGACCCAATGCAGCATCACAAGGAGGTGTTGGAATAATTTCGATGCCTCCGCATGGGTTTGTTGACAACGTTATCGAAGGGGTGGGAGCAGCACAACTTGAGGGGATCGGAACGGCGACTGCGACTCTTCATTGTAGAGGAATGGGGGAACTTACCCTCGGCGCGGTGGTTGCTGCTGCCGGGTCTAACACAACCATAACGACGCTTGAAGGTTTGACACCTCACTCCATCCTTGTTTTGTGGAATTATCAGACAACCCGCACGGTCACAATAAAACACACTTCAGGGACCGGCAATATTGTTCTCAAACCGACTCTATCTCCAACAATATCTGTAAACGACGTTACGCATACGGGAACGCTCGCATACACCGCAGATGCAGTAATGTCACAGTATGGGCAGATGATTGTTTTCTATGTGACCGCTTACGGTAGGGCGTATGAAATTGGCCGCAACTTTTAAGGAGGCCCCATGAGCAAGTTAACCGGCATATTTGCCAACACTGACCAAAACGGGCGGGTGATATGAGCCGAATAGAAACGCTAGAGCCGGACTTTCGGCCCCAAGTTGAGGAGTTGATTAAGCGCACCGAAGCCGCAACCAACCGGCGATGGGGCATTAGTGACGCAAAGCGCACAATGGCTCAACAGCGGGCGATATTTGCACAGGGCAGGACTACCCCCGGCAAGGTGGTCTCCAACGCCAAGCCGGGGCAATCTGCGCACAATTTTGGCTATGCGGTGGACCTGTGGCCGATGAAAGCAGACGGCAAGAATTTTGATTGGGGGGCTAGCCGTAAGTTGTTTGACCAGATGGGGGCCATTGCGGAGTCGTTGGGCTTGGAGTGGGGTGGGCATTTCAAAAGCATCTTAGATTTACCTCATGTGCAGGCTGGGAAGTGGCGGGAGCGGCAAGCAATGTGGAAAAGAGGGGAGATTAACATTGCGTAGGGCGCTCATTTCATTGGCCCTTTTTCTCCCCGGCTGCGTTGGCCTCGGCGCCCGTGAATCCTCCGTAATGGCCCCTAACGGCCAAATTTACCGCATCCGGTGTCAGAGCGACGGCGTGGTGGACTACAGGGACACGGCGGTGCAGATCAAGGTGGACAATCGGGGGCCGCTTGGCACAGTGTGGGCTGTCGGCGTGGCGAGTCTTGGGAAGGTTTACGACAAGGTAAAGGGCGAGGAGGTGGCAAAATGAGCCGCTACTGTTCCTACATCATGGGGCAATGCCCCACAAACACCGTGCAAGAGTGCGCCAAACGTAACCCTGTGGAGTGCCGGAACTGTCGGCAGAAGAATGAGGCCGCGCAAAGGGAGGTGGCGAGTGATATTGACATGCGCCAAGTTATGTCTTGACAGTTACGACGACTCCGCACAGGGCTTTGTCACAGTTGGCGATCTTAGGTACGGAGTGTTCCCCACTGAGCATGGAACCATTGTTGCCATACGCGGTACGGCAAATCTTGATAACTGGCTGACTGACGCCCACGCTTTCCCGGCGAGGTCATGCGGTGGGTATTTGGCCCACAAAGGGTTTATCCGCGCATTCCGAGAACTTTGCACCGGTGGTATGCCAACCATCAGAGGCGGCAACGTGATAGCTACCGGCCACAGCCTTGGAGGCGCGGTGGCAACCCTGTTGGCAGAGCACACCGGTTGCAAACTTGTCACGTTTGGAAGCCCTAGAGTATATTGGCGGTTTGGCAGTACACCTGTATTAGACCATGTCAGGATAGTTCGCGACGACGACCCCGTGCCAATGGTGCCGAAGTTTTTGTATAGGCACCATTGTAAACCTGTATCTATACACGACAACGACTGCCACCTGTTACAAGTGAGCGACCATTTTATGTCTGCCTATGTCAAGGCCGTGGCAAACAAAACGCTTGTAGATACATGACAAAAGTGGTAAGGTGTGGCTCATGCAATTCAAAAGGGGGCTGCACAAATGGACAACACAGTTTTGACAGGTTATTGCCAGTGCGGATGCGGGCAACAAACAGGGGTGTGCACTCAGTCGTCTACAAAAGGCGGATTTAAGAGAGGCGACCACAGACGGTTTATCTCGGGGCACAATAACGGCAAAAAAGAAAAAGCCCTTGGATGGAAGGGCGGCAGGAATAAAACATCGCATGGCTACATTTGTTTGTTCATGCCTGACCACCCCCGCGCTCTTAAGTCGGGTTACGTTTATGAGCATATAGTTGTTGCGGAAAAGATTGTGGGCAGGGGGATAACACACAAAGAAGTCATACACCACATAAACGGTGTCAAGTCAGACAACCGTGTTGAAAATCTTGTGGTATGCCAGGATCAAAAAGAGCATTTTCTGATTCACCAGCGCCAACGTGCATTAGCCGAGTGCGGGGACCCTTATTTAAGGCAGTGCACGTACTGCAAAGCATGGGATAAGCCGGAAAACTTGAATAGATTGGGCGGGTCCCCTTATCACAAGGAGTGCGCACGCATAGAAAGCAAAAGGCGTTACGACGCCGGTCTTGCTGTCCGCGACCCTCAAAAGGTGCAAGCTGCGCGAATCAAGCATTACGCGGCCAACAAGGATATGATTTTGGCCAGAAAGCGCAAAAAAGCATAACCCCTCTAGCCACTTGGCACCCCCGGCGCGTTCCTCCCGTGCCGGGGCTTTTTTCTCTCTCAAGCCCGCTGTTTACTCAGTGGGCTTTTTTATTTTCACTCTCTGTAATTTTCCCGTTGACATGACTTTTAGCACCTGCTATCTTTCACCTACGTTTGACAGAAAGGGAGGTGACATAAGTGGTTTTAGCGAATCTCAAGAGTATCCGAGAGCAACGTGGCATGACACAAAAGCAACTGGCGGATGCGCTGCTCTACCATGAGCGCACCATCATCCGTTGGGAGGGTGGGGAGCCGACAACCGCCAACAATGCCAAAAGGGTAGCAGTGACATTGCGGGTCAAGGTTAAAGACTTGGTATCATAATAAAATCCAAGGAGGGATAAGTGAAAACGTACACAGTGCAGGAAATAAAAGAAATTCTTGATGTGCATGATAAGTGGTTGCATGACGAAGATGGCGGCGAGCGCGCAGACCTTCGGGGCGCAGACCTTCGGGGCGCAGACCTTCGGTGCGCATACCTTCGGGGCGCATACTTTCAGCGCGCATACCTTCAGGGCGCAGACCTTCGGGGCGCAGACCTTCGGGGCGCAGACCTTCGGTGCGCATACCTTCGGTGCGCAGACCTTCAGGGCGCAGACCTTCGGGGCGCAGACCTTCGGGGCGCAGACCTTCGGGGCGCATACCTTCGGTGCGCAGACCTTCAGGGCGCAGACCTTCGGGGCGCAGACCTTCGGGGCGCAGACCTTCGGGGCGCATACCTTCAGGGCGCATACTTTC